GGCGGAGAGGCAGGGCGGAAAGGAGGCCGGAGGCATGGACACATTTATCAAGGAGCTGAAGCTGGAGGAGATCCCGGACGGACCCTGGAAACAAGTAGCTGAACAGATCGGGGTGGAAAACCTTTACACGGTGCTGCGGATCGTCGGGGGCGGGACCACTTATATTCCAAAGGCGGAAACCCTGATCCGGCCCGTCCGGAACCGGCACATCCGGGAGGAGTTCAACGGGTGCAACTATTTGGAGCTGGCGAAGAAGTACAATGTGACGGACCGGATCGTCCGCATGATCTGCGGTCCCGGGTATCCAGAGGGACAGATCAATCTCTTCGATGAGGATGAAGACACCTTTTCTTAGAAATAAATCTCTGAAATGCTTCATAAGGACATTTCACAAAACATCCATTATCCTAAGACTACAAGCTCCGCTTGTAGTCTTATTTTTTTGCACAGAGGAGGCAGAGACACATGGACATGGATGTCATCATCAACGCGGCGAGCGACGCCCTGCTGAACGTGGTGCTGGCCGTGATCGCGCTGGCCGGCGCTTACGGGGTGTATTTCATCCGCCTGGGCGCCGCGAAGCTGAAGGAGCAGACGGCGCAGATCAAGGACGAGGCGGGCCGGAAGGTGCTGGAGGACGCGCTGGACGACGTTGTGAACCTTGCGACGGTTTCGGTGGGCGCGATGGAGCAGACCACGGCAAAGGCGCTGCGGGACGCGGTCAAAAGCGGGAAGGCGAAGCCGGAGGAGCTGGCGGCGCTGGGCAAGCAGGTCTTTGACGAGGTGAAGGCGGCAATCAGCCCGCAGGCGCAGCAGGTCATCACCGACAACCTGGGCAGCTTTGACAAATACCTCACCGCCGTTATCGAGGACGCGGTGCTGAAAGTGAAGCAGGCGGACCCGTATATCACCCTCTCCGGAGAGCTGACGGAGGGTGTGGAGCTGCCGGCCGCAGGCGGAACGCAGTAAGGAGGGGCCGTCGTGGAAATGGCTCAGATCACCGCGCTGATCGGCGCGGCGGCCTCCCTGCTGTGTACGCTGGTGGTGGGGGCGCTGACCTACTTTGTGAAGCAGACGCTCAACGACTTCCGCAAGGCGGATGAGCGGAACGCCCAAAAGCTGGCGGAGGTGGACAAGCGGCACGCCGCCAACTACAAGGAGCTGACCCAGCAGATCAGCGACCTCAAGAGCGACCTGCCCCTGGTGTACGTGCTGCGGGAGGACTTCATCCGGAGCATGAACAACGTGGACGGGAAGCTGGACAAAATCATCGGCAGTCTGGCCGAGAAGAAGGGAGGATAATGCATGGCAATCCTGGACGACATCACCGAGCAGGAGGTCGCCAAAAACAAGGCGATCCGGGGCTACATCATCCGGGCCCTGGCGCGAGGCAACCAGAACGCGCTCCTGGTACGGCAGCTCACCAACGCGCTCGTCGCGGACGGGATGATCTTCTCACCGGATATCTCCAAGTATCTGGACTATCTGGCAGACGGCGGTTACATCGAATTCAGCGGCAAGCGCGTCAACGCCTATAACGTCTACCGGAAGGACGGCGTCGTCCAACTGACGAAAAAGGGCGTGGATCTGGTGGAGGGCACCATCGAGGATCCGGGCGTCGATGTCTAAGACAGAACGGCGCCGGACGCGGGTGAGCTCCACCATTGACCGCCTCCCGGATGATATCAAGGGGCGGCTCGACCTGAAGCTCACCGACACGGCCAACACCTACGAAGAGCTCTCCGCGTGGCTGAAGGAGGAGGGCTATGAGATCAGCAAGAGTGCCATCGGGCGCTACGCGATCCGCAGCACCCAGGCGGCGCAGCGGGTGGCGGCAAATCGTGGCTGGGGTGCGACTGGCTTATGCGTTGCTGCTGGGCGTTCCCGAAAACGCGCTGGTTCGTCGGCCGAAACAACATCAAGGACAGCCGCGAATCCGTGCTGGTCACGTTCGGCAAGGTCGCCGATTCCTACGGGTTCACGGACTACCGGATAACAGACGACGGCATCAAGTTTACGAACGGGTCGGAAATCGTACTGCTCGACTTGACATTCTATCCGCAGAAAGACCCGATGTTCGAGCGGTTGGGGTCGAAAGAGTTTACAGGTGGTTGGATAGAGGAGGCCGGAGAGGTTCATTATATGGCCTACGAGGTGCTGAAATCCCGAATCGGGCGGCATCTCAACGAGGAATACGGACTGGAAGCGAAGATGCTCATAACCTGTAACCCGAAAAAGAATTGGCTGTATAAGCATTTCTACAAACCGCATATCGACGGAACGTTACCGAAAGACTGCGCATTCGTTCAGGCGTTGGTCTACGACAACCCGTTTATCACGCCCGATTACATTCGAACGCTCGAATCAATCGGCGTCAAGTCGATTCGGCTACGTCTACTGCTCGGCAAATGGGAATACGAGAGCAACGCAAACCAACTCGCCGACTACGACGCCATCCTCGACTGCTTCACGAACGAGCGGCAGACGGGCGACGGCGTGCGGCGTATCAGCGCCGACCTTGCCATGAAAGGCCGTGACCGCTTTGTCGCGTTCAACTGGACGGGAATGGCCGCTAAACTCGCTATCGACAAACCGTACAGCACGGGCAAGGAGATCGAAACCGACCTGCGCGACGAATCGAGGCGGCACGGCGTCCGGCGCTCTAACATCATCGCCGATTCTGACGGGCTGGGGCAGTACCTCGATTCGTATTTGGAGGGCATCAAGACGTTTCACGGAGGAGCGCCCGCGCCGGATAACACGTATTTCAACCTCAAATCGCAATGCGCGTTCAAACTGGCGGAGGTTATCAATGCAGGGCTGCTCTACATCGACTGCCCGGAAGAACTACAATCGACCATTGCCGAAGAGCTGGAAGCCTGCCTTGTCGCCCGCGACGTCGACGCCGATACGAGCAAGAAACGAATCATCGACAAACGAGAGATGAAAGCCGTACTTGGTCGGTCGCCCGACTATTTCGACCCGCTGATGATGCGCATGTACTACGAAATCGTCCCGCAGCCGAAAGGTATGCGCGTCCACGTCGGGCGGCTTTCGTGAAAAGCTGTTTTTAGGCTGTTTCTGCTGGTAAAATTTGAAAGACAAATAAACTACCGCCCCGGCGGCAAAAGTGGATTAAACAGGAAAACTGATGAAAATAACAATCAAGAAACGGACGACCCGGCAGGTGCTCGCTATCGAACGAGTACTGACGCCCGAATCGCGTGCAGCATTGCAAACCCTGCCGAAGCCAGACAAAGTATGCGGCGTGCGCACGCCGCGAAACCTCAACGATCTAACTATCGGCGATCTGTTCAGCTTGCAGGCAGACGGGACGCACGCCCTTATAGAGCGAATCGCGTCCGTCATTCTCAAAGTACATCCCCGGCGCTGCTACAACGAACGGGCAGACAAAATGCTCGGTTTTGTCTTTTGGGTCGGGCGAGAATTGGAGCGCATCGCAGCGTTGTTCGCAAGCACAAGCAACCAGCCGACGCCCGAAGAGATCAAAGCCGGAATAAACGACCTTGATTTCGGGCCGTTCGGCATCATCGACTGGTACGCCCACCGACAGGGCTACCAAGACCAAGACGACGCCGCAAAGGTGGCATGGGTGCGCGTCTGCGAGTGTATGCGAATCGACAACGAGCGGATTGCCTTTGAACGGCGCTTGCGCGAAATAATGGCCAACAAAAACAAATAGACCTATGGAAAAACAGACAGTCGAAAACAAAGTCAAGGAGATCGCCGAGGCGATGGGCCTTACCTATCTGTGCGAATCGTGGTTCCGCGCCAATCAAGCGTTCGACCGATTCCGGCGTCAAGGAGAGAGCCGCGAGGTTACGCACCCCGACGGCCTCACGCTGCCCGCCTGCCTCTACGTACAACCCGTGGCGGGTTTTCTGAATTTCACGTCGCAGGGCTTCGTGCGCGACGCTCCGTCCTGCCTTATCTCCTTTGCCGACGCTATGCCGCTCGACTACAAAGGAGCCGATGCGCAGGAGATCGCCGAGCGGCTGAAAGGTCTTGCCGTGCGATTCATCGTCGCCGTAAACGAAAGCGGCTTTTTCGTTCCGGTCGCCGGGCAAATCAATTACCGCGTCGCGTTCGACAAGATGGACGCAAACCTATGTATCGTAACGCTGTCGCTGACACTCCAAGAACAGGCGGGCGTCTGCTTCGATTACGGCTTGTAGCTATGGACGTACAAAGAATAGAACTCGAAGCCGACCGAATCGTCGCCGAAGAACTCGACCGGGCACGGCAGAAAATTATCGAGAACCACGTCGCCGCGGGACAACGGACGACGGGCACAACCGCCGACAGCATCACAATAGCCGTAACGACCAATGGCGGCGTAACCACGGGGACGATGGACGCCCGCCCATATTTTGCAGCACTCGAAACCGGCACGCAACCGTGGCAGTCGCAACATTTTCGCCGACGCCGCGACGGGTCGGTCTATCCGTCCGCCCCGAAATGGTTTATCGACATCATCGCGGACTGGGCCGCAACAAAGGGTGTAGATATTTCAGCGTGGGGAGCAGCGACCAAAATAATGACGGAGGGGTCGGCCCTATTCCGTAACGGCGGCCGCGAAGACATCTTCACGCCCGAAATAGCGGCCCTATCCGACCGCATCGCCGATAGGCTGGCGGGGCTTTTCGATGCACAGATCGTCGAATCAATTTTAAGACAATAGACCATGAGCAGAACATTTACACACAGCAGCACGGGAACAGTAGTCGAATATCCCAATGCAACGCATTTCGCATTCGTCCCGGCGATTTTCAAAATCACGAAAATTCCCACAACGTATGACAAATTAGAAATGGTCTTAACCGACCGCCAAGCGCAGCAATCGTACAGCGAAGAGCGCGAGCCGCTCAATGGGGCCGCATATTTCGATGTACGGCGGTATCTGCAACTGTTGTTCAATAACGTTGCGCAGGGAGTGATTGATTACAGCAAGGCGTTCGTCGATTCCCCGCTGAAAAAGAATATCTACGCTACGATATACTGGTATCGCAACGGCAGTCAATTCTATCTCGGCACGTTTGGGATAGACGCTATTTGGGGCACAATATCCGCCCGCGAATCATCCGGCGGCATCATGCGTCGCAAATGGTTCGTCCGCTATCCGTTTACGGTTGATGTCTTCGCCAAGAACGGAACATCGTTCGACGTGCTGATCGACGGTAAACAGTCCGACATCATGTTTTACAACCACAACGAGGACGCGGAAGGTGCGACCCCATACCACCGCTACCTGCTGAATCCGGCAAGAGTGATCGACCCCTCGACCGTCGCCCGTTCGGTGCATATCGCCGTACCGCATAGCCTCGTGCTGAAAAACGACGAGGAGGCTGTCGGCATGGTTGGCTATACACTCGACATAGACCGGAGCGCAAACGGTGTCTATCTGCGCTGGATAGACCAACAGGGGCGCTATTGTTACTACCTGTTCAAGGAGATCGGCAGCGCGTCGACCGTTTCGACATCCTCGACATGGGAGCGTAACGATATGAATGTCCCGACCGCTTACATAGACGGCGTGAATATCGAAACGTCAGTCCGGCAAAGCCTATCCCGGAAAAAGACCCGTTCGCTGGGAGCAAAGTTGGTCGATTCCGAAACGTATGATTTCCTGCTCACACTCGCGCAGTCGGTCGTCGTGGATGTTTTCGACGGATACGACGCCAACGACGCGCCGCTGTGGCACCGCGTCAATATCGTTGCTGGCAGCTACGAGAAGACGACGAAGCATTACCAAGATTTTATTTTCTCAATCGAGGAGCCTGCGCAGAGCGCACAAATGCTGTAACCATGACGGAGGAATTATATATCAACGGCGAGGCCGTCGACCTTAAACCGGATGCGGCGACGACCCTCAACTACAAGTCTAACCTGCTCGGCGACATATCGAAAATTACGTCGTCGAATTCGCAGACGATTCAATGCCCGAAGACAACACGCAACCGAAAGATATTCGACAATCCGGGGGCGCCCGCCTATGTATCCGATAAGCGATACAACCGATATTCGGCCCGCCTTGTTCGGAATGGAATCGAGGTCGTCCGCGTCGGATATGCCGTGCTGCTATCTTCGTCTGAAACCTACGAAATCGCGCTTTATTGGGGCGTGATGGCAAACTTTCAAACGTGGGTCGACAAAGCGGCCAAGTTGAACGAGTTGACCGGAACCGAAGCGCTGACGTGGAATGCAAATACCACAGCGACGACCCTGTCGCAAATGAAATCCACCGGATACGGATTTGCGAAATACGACTGCGGCGTGTCGAATGCCAGTCTTGCCAATTTCCACCCCAGCGCTACCACGTGGTGGATTCTCGACAAGATAACCAAGCAGGCCGGATTCACGTTCGAAATGCCGAGCAAGTACGCCAGCGCATTGCGAGCAATCGCGATTCCATGCTTGAGTAAAAAAGCCAGTCCGGAAAGTTGGGATTCAGGCGCATTTAAGGGTGAGATATATGCGCGATTAACCTCTGAATCTTATATGGGATTGTATTATATCTACTATTGGGCAATTACCGTACATAGTACGTTTCAGTCCGCACTTCCATTCTATAAAGGGGAAACCGGAATCACGACAGGCGGGAAACGACTTCAAATGTCCTATTTTTCGACATGCGGTTGCAAAAAGCTACGAATCAAAATCCAGATTGACACGTTTCCGGAAGTTGCAAATATGGGCGCAAAAATGAGTCTCCGAAAACATACCAGTAGCGATACTTGGTATGAAACAAATTACAAATGGTCGCCTACGGTGGGCGGTGCATGGATGTATGATATTGACGAGGTTATTGATTGCTCGGATTTTGATGAGTTTTGCATTGGGCTTGACTTGACCCACAATCACAGCACAAGCAACAATGGTTCTACATTCGCCGGAAATATCGAAATCTATGCTCACGATGAAGAGATAACCTATCCAAGCGCATTTAGCATCGCCCCTAATCTGCCCGAAATCTCGCAAATCGACTTCATCAAGGCGATCTGCGGAATGTTCGGCATCTTTGCCGTACCCGACCCCACAAACGTCAATAATCTGAAATTCGTATCGCTCGACACCTTACAGGAGAACAAAGCGCAGGCGTGCGATTGGTCGGATAAATTCGTCCGAAGCAATGACGACGAGCCGAAGACCACGGAATACAAAATCAACGACTACTGCCGCAACAACTATTTCAAGTACAAAGAAGACGATACGGTTTTCACGAATGCCGACGGCAATCTGAAAATCGACAGCGAGATTTTAGACGCCGAAAAGACCGTTATAACATTGCCTTTCGCTCCATCGGACGGCTCGACGATACGGCACTACGAACTGAACGATGACGGAACAGCCGTCGACACCGTACAAGTCAAAGACCGGATTATGCGCCTTATCAGCGACGGTTCCGGGCTGGCTATGCTTGCATTCGACGACCTCGATTTCACGACCTTGCTATCGAAATACTATTCCACCCTATCGCGTCTGCTCAACAGCGCAATAACCATTACGGAGCAGATCATGTTGGACGAATACGATTTGAAATCGCTGGACTATTCAATCCCGTTCTACCTGCGCCAATATGGGAAATTCTACGGCATCGTCAGCATCCAGTCGACAGCGAATAAAGCCTGCGAGGTCAAAGCCGTGCAGTTGCCGGAAACGGTTGTCCAAGAACCGGAACGTCCATCGCAGGCGGTATCTATCGGCTGGCAATGGGAAGACGTCGCTATTTACATAACAGCCAGCGCTGCGCCTGCGTCAGACCTCGATGTCGTGATAACCCCCTACACGTACGACGGTGTTGCCCTCGTACAGCAAACGATCATCTTTCCTGCCGGGCAAATGAAAGTGATCGGCCCGACGATTACGCAAATAGTCGGCGGAATCGAAATAAACTCCATCACCCCGGAATATGACGACACGTATAGCTACATCATCGCAGAACAAACCACGAAAAACGCATAACAAATGGCAGAAAACACAACAACCCGCGTCGTCGAGGTGCAAGTCGACAACGCGGAAGCTATCAAGCTGATAGCCGACTACAACGCCAAGATCGAGGAATCGACGGCAAAGGAAAAAGCCCTGCGCGAGGCGATCAAGAAAAAGGGAGAAGCCACCGCCGCCGACCGCGAGGAACTGGCGAAGCTACGCGCCGAACAGACCGCCTACAAGCGTGAGTTGCGCGAGGTTGAAAAGGAGGTGCAGAACAACATCAAGGCGGCCCGCGAGGAAGAGGGGTCGAACCGAAAACTGCGCGCCGAACTGTCGAACCTCACAAAACAGTACGATTCAATGAGTGCAGCCATGCAGAAAAGCGCAGAGGGCGAGGCACTCAAAAAACAGATCAACGAAATAACCGATGCGCTGCTCGAATCGGAAGAGGGTACGCAAAGGTTTTACCGGAACGTGGGTAACTATCCCGACATCAAGCCGCTCGAAACGCAATTAGGTGTAATTCGTCAGCAACTCGCGCAGATGAAATACGAGGGCAAAGAAACGACGCAAGAGTATCAAGACCTGCTGGGCGTCGCCGCAAATATGAAAGACGCCCTTGCTGACGTCGAGGCTGGCATCAATGCCGGGGCATCCGACACGGCGCAACTCGACGTGCTCATCAAGGGGACGCAAAATCTTTTGCAGCTATGGGCACAATGGTCGATACTTTCAAAGCAGTTAGGGGTCGAAAATAAAGACCTCGACAAAGCTATCGGCATTATAACGCAGACGCTCGGCGCACTCGTGGCCATCCAATCCGTGCAGAACATGTTGCAGAAACAGTCTATCGTCATGCAAAAAGCACAAGCGGTTGCAACATGGGCACAGACGAAAGCGGAAACCGCCCGGACGTCGGCGATAGCCGCCGGGACGGTTGCCACAAACGCCGGAACCGCCGCAGTATGGAAATTCACGGCGGCGCTTTTTGCAAACCCAATCGGGGTTATCGTCGCGGCAATTATCGCGGCAATCGCGGCCGTTTATGCCCTCGTCAAGGCGTTTAGTTGGTTCAATTCGTCGACCGAAAAAGCGAAAGAGAATCTGAAAAAACAAGGCGAAGAACTCGACAAGCTCAATAAGAAATACGACGAGCACATCGAGAAGATGAAAGCCCTCGGCAAAACCGACGAGGAAATAACGCTGACGCGCCTTGCCCTGCTGAAAGACCTTGCCAACAAACGCGCCGAACATTTCAAAGCGGCGCAACGGCTCTACAAAAAGGACAGCGAGGAATACAAGGCATCACAAGATGCCAAGAAAAAAGCGGACGAAGACTACCGATCAGCGCTGAACGATACGGCGAACCACCTGCGCAGCCTCGCGTCCGCCTATAACGACGCCGCGTTAAAAAAGAAACTGGGTGCGGTCAAATACGCGACGCAACAAGCTAACGAGGAATTCAAGAATCAGCGCAAACTACTCGTCGAATTGGTGTATGCAGGTAGGGTAGCCAGCAGCGAAGCGAAAGATATTCTTGCGAGCCTCGAAGCCGCACGCGACAAGACAATAAAGGAGGCCTACAAAGAAGCCGCAGAAAAGCAGAAACAAGCCCTTGCGACCGAACTTGCTGCCGTGCGCGCAGCGACCGATGCCAAAGTCACCCTGATGAAAGAGGGTATCAGCAAGCAGCTGACGCAGGAAGAGATCGCATACCGCCGTCGGGTCGCCGATCTGAAAAAACGCCTCGAAACCGAAAAGGGGCTGACGAAAAAGGCAAAGGCGGCAATTCAGCAGCAAATCGAGCTGGCCGAACAGCAACACGCATTAAACGTCGAGAAAATCAACCGCGCGGGCCTCGACAAGAAAATCCAACAAGAGCAGCAGAATATCGCCCTGCGGCTGGCCGCCGTCAAACAGGGAACCGACGCTGAATATACGCTGAAAGTCGAACAGCTACGGAAGCGGCAGGAAGCCGAACTTGCCAACGTCGAACTGACCGAACAGCAAAAGATCCTCATCCGGGAGAAATACAACAAACAGCTGGACGACCTTTCGAACCAATGGATAAACGCCAACTTGCAAAAGCAGAACGACGCGCTGCGGCTCGAATGGGAGAACCGAATCAACGCCGCCGCTGTGCAGGGGCAAAACACCCTGCAATTACAGTTGCAGATGCGGCAAGCGGAACTCGACGCCTTGCAACAGATGGAGGGCGAAAGCGACGCCGCATTCAAGGCCCGACAGCTCGCCGCGCAACAGGCATACGTCGACGCAAAACGAGCCGTCAACGACTACGAGATACAAATCGAACAAGCAAAGTTGGAAGCACTCGCCGCAGTTACGAACGGTTTGTCTGGTTTACTCGAAGAACTGGGTGAAGATAATAAGGCTTTTGCCGTTTTGAGCAAAACACTTGCATTGGCCGAGATCGCCATCAACACCGGAAAGGCTATCGCAGCGGGTACGGCGCAGGCTCAAAGCGTCCCATTCCCCGGCAACCTTATCGCAATCGCTACGACTGTTGCAACGATCATGGCGAATATCACGTCGGCGATTAAGACTGTCAAATCGGCAAAATTCTCGACTGGAGGTTATGTGTCCGGGCCGGGAACGTCGACAAGCGACAGTATACCCGCCATGCTGTCGGACGGCGAATCGGTAAACGCAGCCTTGCCGACGTCTATGTTTGCCCCGATCTACTCGGCGCTGAACCAGCTCGGAGGCGGTGCGCCGATAGTCGCCGCACAGTCGAGCAATCAGATAGCAGGCGAAGATATGCTTGCCCGCGCATTCGCAAAGGGAGTTTCGCAACTCGACATGCGCGTCGGAGTGGATGAAATAACCCGCGTATCTGACCGGGTGAAAGTAGTCGAATCATTAGGCGATTTGTAGTTATGAAAGTACACGAAATTTTGCAACAGAACACCGATCTGCTCCGGGCGCTCGCTCGCGCAGGCGCGGCTATCGAGGATGTCCGCTATATCCCCTTGTGGAACGACTACGAACGGCTTCGCCGTGACGGGTTCAAAGTAGCGTATATCGTCGCGTACCTGTGCGACACCTACGAGGTCAGCGAACGCACCGTCTATCGCATTATCCGACGATTCGGCCGCGACGTCAATACGAGCCGCTGACACGGCGTGTCAGTTGATTGTGCCTCAAAGCGTGTATTTATTACACGCTTTTTATTTAGCTTTGTTTCGTAAAATCAAATCTATGGCAACTCTCAAACTCTACAATCCGATTCTTTCCGAAGCGACAAAAGAATGCTACTGGTTCTGCGACGAGGCCGGAACGAGTTTCAAGGACGTGGACGAATTCATCAACGGCATCCCGGCAGGCGACGATAATATCGAATTACTATTGCACTGCGACGGCGGCGAGGTAAACGAGGGCTGGGCCATCGTCGACAAGCTGCGGAGCACGGGCAAGAAGATAACCGCGACCATCGAGGGGAATTGCGCGTCGATGGCTACCGTCGTTTTGCTGGCCGCTTCCGAACGCCGAGCATACCCGCACGCCTCGTTGCTCATTCACAAGCCCTACTATCCCGAATACACGCTGGCCGACGCATACCGCGCCGATGATCTCGAATCGCTGGCCGCCTCGTTACGGGACGACGAACAGAAAATGCTCGATTTCTACGTCGAGCGAACCGGAGCGGATCGCGCGGAACTCGAAGCGCTTATGAACGAAGACAAGTTTATCGGGATGGAGCGAGCAAAGGAACTCGGATTCATCCAGACGATCATTCCCGCAGCGTCGGCATCGGCAGGCGGCCCGAACAGCGCGAAATCGGCTGCGTGGAAGCAGCAAAATTCAATAACCAACAATCAAAATTCTATGGCAACAAAAACCACGAAAAGCGAAGACAAAAGCGTGCTTCGCAAAGCCCTCGCAGCGCTGGCCGTTGCGCTGGGACTGGAAGCCCCGCAGCCCGTCAATTACGAGCTGAACGCCGAATCGGGCGACACGATCACGATTGACAAGCCGGACGGCGAAGACCCCGCCGTCGGCGACAGCGCATCGCCGGACGGAGAACACAAGATGCCCGACGGCAAGACAATCGTCATCGAAGACGGTAAAATCACGGAAATCCGCGACGCCGAAGACGAGGGCGACGGAGGGGGCGATGGTGGCGACGGCAGCGGAAACGACCCCGATTCCGATGCGCTGGCGGCGGCTAACGCACGTATCGCCGAACTCGAAACCGAACTTGCGGACGCCCGCAAGAACGCAAAAACGACCGACGAGAAACGCATCTTGAATCTCGTCGCCATCGCGGGCGGCGAAGCGTGGCTTGTCAAGGCCAAGTCCGACTACAAGCCCGCTGCACGTCAAACCACGACCACAGCCGCAGGAGAAGGCAAGAAGAACGCCGCGAAACCGCAGTCGCGCGTTCAGCAGCGCATCGCCGAACTCGAAGCAGCACATCAGAAAACGGAGTAAATCACAAACAACACCAATCAATTATGGCAAGTACAGGACTTAACTTTGCGAATCTGACCCCCGACGACGGGGCCGTCAAAGACCTCAAACGTCTGATCTTCCTTGCGGTCACCGACCCCGAATCGCTCGGAAAGATTTTCAATTTCCTGCCGAAACAGAAGCACGGCGAAAAGGTCGGTTTCATCGGCGAATTCGGCATGGTCGGCAAAGCCTCACAGGGCTGTAATCCGACGTTCGGAACCAGCGTCATTGCGACGAGCGAAAAAGAGTGGGACATCCACGAATGGGAGGTCGCCGAAAAAATCTGCTACAAGGATTTGGAGGGCACGGTCGCACAGGTCGCCATGCGTACCAAGACGAACATCGCCGACCTCACGGGCACGGAATATACCGACTATATCCTCGCGCCCCGGCTCGAACTCGCCATCCGCAAGATGCTGATGCGTTACGCATGGTTCGGCGACAAGGCAGCCGATACGGTCACAGACGGCGGCAACCTGCTCGATTCCATCGACCCGGCGTATTTTACCCTCGTCGACGGTTTCTGGAAGCGTCTGTTTACGCTGGCCGCCGCAACGCCCGACCGTCGCACCACATGCGCAGCCAACGCCGCCACAACGTTCGCCGAGCAGAAAGCCGCCATGCGTCAGAACTATGCCGCCGTCGATTTCCTCGACGCGCTGATCTCCGACGCCTCAACGGTTCTGCGGCAGGCCAACGGTCAGCTCATCTACATCACGCAGGCGCTGAAAGACGCGCTGGACGCCGACCTCAAACGAAACAACAAAGGTTCAGAATTGCAGTGGACGGCGCTGTTCGATGGCATCACGGAGACGAACTACAACGGTGTGCAAATGCTCGCCATCCCGTTCCTCGACGAGATCATCAAAGGCTGCGAAACCGTCAGCGGCGGCAAGGCGTGGAACAAGCCTTATCGCGCGCTCTACACGATCAAAGACGACCTGCTCGTCGGTATGGAGAGCGAAAGCGAAGTCGCCGACATTCAGGTATGGTTCAACAAGGACGAGCAGATGAACAAAATTCTGTCGAAAGACAAGATCGGAACGCTGATCGCCGACGATAACCTCGTGCAGGTAGGTTTCTAACCCTCAAAACTCGATTACACTATGAATTGCGATAGCTTCATCAAGGCGAAAATCGAAAAGAACTGCGCGGAACCGATCGCGCGAGGCGTCGAGCGTATCGCGTGGATCGGAAACCGGGCGCAGCTCGACATCGCCAATCTTGAATTTGTCGAGGGTTCGACGAATCAAGTGCTGAATCTGCCGCTTATCAAAGGCGCGCAGTTGTACCCGATCATCCAGTACGGGACAAAGCCGTTCGAGGGGCTGAAAACCGATCTCGACGGCAGCGGCAAGCTGGGCGGCACGGCTTCGACCGAATTTCCGTTCATCGTGCCCGACAACAGCCCGGCGGTTTGCGAGAATATCATCGACCCGCTGCTCGACGGAGAGTTTTTCGTCATTTGGCAGAACCGACACAAGAACCTGCGGGCCACGAACGAAGCGGAGCGCGGAGCGTCTGCATACCAAATCGCCGGACTTTTCAACGGCCTCACGCTGTCGGCCGGGTCGTGCGAGAAATACAGCGACGACACCCTGTCGGGCTGGGCTATTACGCTCAAAGAGGAGAAAGCGCCCCGCTCGGCGATGTTCCTCAACGCGGGTTCGCTCGCAGCCACCGAGGCGCTCATCAAAACGATGCTCACCCCCTCGGAGACGGAGTAATGCACTATGACCGTCGACGAGGTAAAAATCCTGCTTTCGGACTTGAATAGGGGTTACAATACCCCCTATTCGAGCGCCGAACAGGCAACTATCGAAAGACTTTATTACGAGGTCTTGGGAAAGCGCTTGAGCGGCTGCCGATGTCCCGACAGGTGGCACGACGCCGTGCTCGAAATCAACTCGTACATCAAAAAACACGGAAAAATGAAAGAAAAATCGAATTACAAACTGCGTGCAGGGGTTATTCTGCAAATCGCAGGGTCTTCGGAAATTTACACGAACGACAATCTGACCGACGAGGTGGCCGCGGCGTTCCTCAAAGAGCACCCGAACGCCGCTGGGCGTTTCGAGGTTATCCCTACGGCGAAGAAAGACGCCGAAGCGCCGAAAGCTGGCGGGGAATCGTCGGAACTCGAAGCGGCACACAACCGTATCGCCATCCTCGAATCCGAGAAAGCGGAACTTGAAAGCCGTTGCGCCGCATTGCAGGCCCGACTCGCCGCCGAGGGGGCTCCCCTCACGGCGTCGCGGGGCTC